AGCGAAGATTGGATAAGTAGTACCGCCATAAGTGGCAGTAATTGTCATCTTACGCATAGGGCTTAGGTAGGTGTAATAAGGTGATGCTGGATTCTGTGGGTTGAAGTCACCATTCTGGTCTAGCACTCGGATAGAGGCTGTGCCAGTCTGAAAGACTTCAGCTGAGATCTGTCTGCCTCGTTGAGTCTGTACTGAGTCAATAAGGCTAGAGACATCCACTACAAGGCTTGCAGGGCTATCTGAGAGGACATCAGCACCATCTAGGGTAGATGAGTCCAAGATAAAAGGATAGCCGAATGAAGCACCTGTAGAGAAGTCAATGACTACATTGATTACTGGTCTGGTCACAGTGACCCAGCCTGTACGAGTGAATCGCCTCTACGGTTTAACTTGATAAGAGAATCCTGAACTAGGTTCACTAACTCATCTGGGTTGGCAATAGTGTTAGCGTAGATGTTCACTGTAGCTGCACGAGCCTCAGATTGGCGGAATGACTGCAACGCGCCTGAGTTGTCATACAGCGGGCTAGTCTGTAGAGCCTGAGTCTTAGCAGCTGTGTCCATGTCTAGCAAGTCTGCGAAGGCATTAGCGCGAGCTGAGGCTGCATCTGCATACTCTAGCAAAGCTTCGATAGATCCAGCCTTAGCAACTTCCTTGCTGATTGGAGCAATAAAGTCACCGACAGGAATACCTGATCCTAATGATGAACTTGTAGGCACTGAAGTCTTGGACTGGGCTTGAGCTTGTGCTAATAAAGCAAGCATCTCTTTAATCTTTGCCAGTGCTGCATCTAGGTTGGCTTGGTTAATTAAATCAACTGGCTTGAGGCTATCAAGGATGCTCTTGATGTCCACTAGGGTGGCGTTCTGACCAGTAAGCGCACCTAGTATTCTAAGATCTGCATTAAGTTTATTGGTTGCCGCGATGATTGCTTGCTCATCCTTTGCAGCGATAGCATCTTCTAGGGCAAGGATTGACTGCTTAACATTTAGACGAGCAACATCGTTAGCAATCTGCAAGATCTGAGTCTGGGTAGTTGCCTTGCCTAGTTGCTCGGCTTGAGAAGTAAGAGCTGCAGCGATCTGGATCTTTTCTAGGTCAAAGATACCTTCACCCTTATTGAGGGCAAGGTTAGCCTTGTCGATTGCTGCTGCCAACTTCTTATCTTTAACGATCTTAGCCTGTGCTGCTGCTTGCTCTTTGGTCAGTTTAGTAATCTGGCTTTGATTCTTCTTAGCAAGTGCATCTGCTCGTTGAGTATCCTGTGAGGATACAGTCATAGAGATGTTTCCGAAGCCCTTGCCATCACCGAATAAGCCGCCAGATGGAGCAAAGAAACTAGGATTCTTAAAGATGTCCTTGGTGATCTGGATGAACTTGCCAGTCTCACGCACGAAGTTAGCAATCGAGTTGGCTGCTTTGTCAATCTTGGTTACTAGGTCATCGACAGAGGATGAGTTAGTAATAGTCACAAAGGCATCGACTAGACCCTTGCCAATAGTTTCTTTGGCGTTGTTACCTGCGACAGTTAATCTAGCAAGTGAACCTGCATAGGTGTCTGCCGCTGTTGCTGCTTGTCCAGCGAATAAAACATTGAGGCGATCTTGGATCTCAGCAAAGGATGATGTCTCAAGCTCTGCCTTAGATAGACCAACACCCAAGCGACCAAGTGCCTGAGTCTGCCCAAGATAAGCCTTCTGCAAAGACTGTGAGACCTGTGTGAGGCTCTTACCTGTTCCAGCACTAATGTCTAGTGCTAAACCTAATAACTCTTGAGACTTTGTAACATCGCCTGTTGCACGAAGCAAGCGATCCATGGCAGGGCGTAACTCATCATCAAGCACACCTGTCTGCATCTCAAGGCGAGAAATAAAGCCATTGACCGTGCCAGCATTAGAGCCGTATGCCAGACCTAGATTCTTGAGAGTTTGTCCTAGTGAGGCTGCTGCCTTCTCATCTTCTGCAAAAGCCTTAACAGATGACTTGGCAAAACGATAAAGCTGTTGGGTGCTATAAACAGCAAGCAAGCCTTTAGCCAAAGTCTTAACATTTTTGTTCAGGCGTTCAACAGAAGTGTCAGCTTCCTTAAATGCCTTCTTGCCTACGAATTGGGCGGCTATGTCAATTCTTACATCTGCTGCCATTATTTAGCCACCTTCACTGCCTTCTCAAAATTGACTTTAGACTTTTCAATAGCTGCAATCACAGCTGCATTAGTCTTTCCACCATCTTCAGCCCAAGCGCGAAAGATTGCGCGACCTTTCATCTTACGAGAGGCGCGACCTGCTTGCCCTTGCTCTCGCTTGTAAGCATTAACAATTCTGCCTGTTCCATCTAGGGCATCGATGAATTGCTTTCCAGCATTAGGGTTATTGCTCTTGCCGTACTTGTCATTAGTGCTAGTCGTGTAGCGATGCTCACCAATAGCAGGGTTACTGCTTGGGATAACTACTTCACGAAGCTTAGCCTGTGGTCTGCCCTGTGGGTTTAATCGACCAGCAGTCTCATAAATTGATCCAGCAGCAGAAGCATTAACGATGCGAGCCAAAGATCTGAAGCCTGAACGATTAGGCTTAGAAGGTGTTGCTTTGTATCCAATGCCTCGCTTGGCTTGAGATGTGTTCCACTCAACGCGAGCCCAACCGCCACCCTTTTGATTAGACCAACCGCTAAGAGGTGAAGTGGAAGGAATGAATCCTCTAGCCTTCTGAGTGATTGGCTTGAGGATTGCGCCTAATTCTTTTTGGGTTTCTTTAGCTAGATCAGGTGTGAACTTCTTGAGGGCTTTACGAAGCTCTACCGCGCCTTTGACCTCGGTTGGCATCGCTCACCTCTTTCGCTTCATCCTTGAGCCCCTGCACAAGTGCATCGAGCATGGTCTTATCTAGATCTAGTAATGCTTGTGGCGGAATCCCTAACCTAATGCTCAAGCGAGCAATTAAGTAGGTGAATGGGAGATCCCGCTTTAAGCTAAAGGGTCTGAATCAAGCACCTCGACACTTTTGAGTGTCTCAATGAAATCCATACCGAAAGGCTTAACAGACTCACCTGACCTGCGTGTTACTTCCCATGCTAACCAATAGACATCGCTCTGCTTTCTTCATCGCGGAACGCCTTGTGGAAGCCCTTTTTAGCGTACTGCTCGAACGCATACTCCACTGCTGGAGTGATCTCGCCTTCTAGTACGCTTCCATCTTGTCGAACTATCTTTAGTTTTGCCATGGTTTGCCCCTTTGTTAGTTAATTATGCAGTTGCTACTGCGATTGTACCGTTCACGTTCCATGTAACAGACTGTGTTGAAAGGTCTGCAACTGAACCGTTGATGTCTGTTGTGTTGTTGATCAAGCAAGTCATTGTGTAGCTTGGGTTAGTCGCTGAGACTGCACCGCTTGACTGCTTTACAACTACTGGAACAGATGTTCCCCATGCAGCCTGAAGAGTCTGTAGGACTTCTCCTGTTGCTGTGTCATTGAGGAAGTCGATTGTGATTGATGATGCTTCTAGACCCTTAACGAACTTGTGACCTGAGTCACCCATCGCTGTTACTTCTAGCTCATCGAATGTGCGATTGATTGTGATGCTTGTTACGTGGTCGCTTAGATCGACTGAGTTCACAGTGACCGAAACTCCGTTGTTTAGAAATACAGCCATTGGATTATTCCTCGTCTTTCTTGGTTACTGGCTTAGGTGTTGCTGGCTTAACTTGACCGATCTTGATCAAGAAAGCTTCCTGCTCTTTTTCCCACTCGGTCATGCTTAGCTCCAACTCGTTAGGATTGATACCGACATCTCGCAGCTGAGTAGGTCACCCGAAGCAGCGTTGAGAACACTAGGTGCGCTTATTGCGCTTACATTATAGACGAAAGATGATGCAGCGAGCTTTGCGAACACGCCAACTACAGTATCTTCAATGCCGTTAAGGTTTCCCTCATTGTCAAAGAGTGGCACTGTCATCACAATCTTAAAGTTAGCCATAGGGCTAATTGAAATCTGGCTGTTGTTATTAGGTGTCAGATAAGGATCATCTGGAGACACGATCACAGAGTTAGCAAGGACTGTTGCAGGTGGAAATGCAAAAGTCTGCCACTTGCTGTTATCCACTAGGGCTGTTGCAAG